GCAAGTTCTTTTGTTTGGGCTATATTGGTATCTAGTTTAGTTATTAATATGAAATGCTGCTGTTCAGATACTTCTGCCTGTGCTTGTGATGTAATGGCCTGCTGTTCAAACAAGCCCTCAACTTCTGCGCGTGTCATGTAATCTTTATGTATGTTCTTCTCGTGATCGAGGAAAAAGATCGGTAGAGACTCTTTGAGCTTTGCAACGTCTTTTGTATTTATGTCAATCTTAACGTTTTGGGCGCTCATCTTTTCGTTGACCTCGGTTAAATATCTATTCCAAATATACTTTAATAGATATAATAATAAACCAAAGAGCGTACTAATAAAACCCACTATCCATGTGATAAAGTTTACATCTTTCCAAGCCATGCCAATTCCTTAATGTTGCCCCACTGAATTAGATTATTATTATCTGTTAAGTATATGACATATTAAGTCATTTGGGTAAACTACGGCCAATATATTACAGTTAATCCAGTTATTACCGCACTCCAGTTATCTAATTGTAATCTCATGGCGTGATCTATGGCTTGCTGTTCTGTGTTGTGAGTAGTTGAGTACATTTTATATCCTCTTTGTTGTGAGGATTGTATCGGCCACTTATTCTACTTCTTGACTTATTTTAATTATGATATATATTTAGATAAACAGTTTATTATAAAGGAATGAGTTATGAAATATTTACTAATGGCTTTATTGTTGTTTTGCTCTTCTGTTCAGGCTGATAATGAGATATTGAGTGATGTTTTATTTTGCTCTTTACTGGCTGCTGATCGAGTTCAAACGGGTAAAATATCAGCTAGCTCAAGGTATGAGGAGGCGAACCCTCTGCTAACAAAATCACCATCAATCAGAGTGATGAATACATACTTTTCATCTGCCTGCGTTGGCTTTATTGCGGCTAACAAATACCTTCCTGAGAAAATCTATTTTTATAAGAGATACTATATATCAAAAAAATGGCTATCTAGATTTACTATAGGCGCTCAGATGTCAGCTGTAAGTTACAATATAAGCGTAGGGATTCCGTTATAAGGTTAATTACTTTCTTTTAAGTAGCTCGGCCATAGATCTGAACGCGCCTTCTTGGTTAATCCCTCTAAACTTTTCATAACCAGTCTCAGCAATATCAAGCGCAACGCCTATGCCTGTTCTTTGTCCTGCTGCAGCTTCAGTTCCTCTTCTAATGCTTTTTACTGTCTCGCCAGCTAACGATGTTTTAGCTACTGGGCCGAATACATTGTCTAGCTCGTCAGCAAAAACCATTAGAGTCGTTATATCGTCGTCGAATTTGCCGCCGTATTTTTTTGCAACGGACTCGATATTGTCAACAGCATCAACAAGATTTATTCTTGATTGCGCATTACTCATCATTCTTCTTAAAAGTGTTCCGGTGGCCTTATCAGCTTGTGGGCCGAATAGCTTCATTTTCTTGCCAGCCACATCTTGTAAGGCATCTAATGCGCCAACCGTATCAGCGTAAGTCGTATTTACCGCGTCGTATTTCGGGAATTCTGCATCCAGAGTTGAATCAATATCCCTTCTAAGTTGCTTGAGTATTCTCTCTGTCTTACCCTTTAGCCCCTCGCCTGACTTTCCGTAGGTAACATTTTCATCTATGTATTTTTTAACCCGATGCAAGTCATAGGCGTCTGGCGCTTTCCCTCTTGCGCCTGATTTAAGTCTATTTACCATTAGGTTAATTGCAGACTCAGGCCCAGCGAGACCCTCAATGTCAGAGCCTTTAAATACAGGCTTAAGTGAATCGTTTATTTTTACCCCTATATCATCTAGGTTATCAATGAAATTGTTAATGGGCTGATTAAAGTCTACGGCTTTCCCGCGCAATGACTTGGCAACAGAATCAAGCTCCTTACCGGCCTCTATGTTTACTTTTTTTATGTGGTTTACGCGACTAAGTAACGAGTCACCAACAACGTCACTTGGTCTATTTTTTGTTGCAAATAAGGCGTTCTCCTTACCTTTCTTCATTATATCGACCATTTTACTCATTTTTATACGGTCAATATCTGATGATCCTTTTACTACAGAAACCACGCCCTGATCAAATCCCTGCTTTATTGTTTCCTTTGCAAGCTTGTCTACTTTAACCTTGCCCGATCCGTTAATCATGTACTTTGCTATTTGCTTGTCTGTGCTTCCTGATTTTATCTGGTCTGCTATCTTTACCCTTAATGCGCTTTTGGTTTTCGCCATTTTTGTTAACGGGATTAATGAGCCAATGATTTCAGGACTGATTCCGGCTACGGTTGCTATTAATGGGTCGCCTGTAATCTCAAAAGCCCTATCGCCTGCTGTTTGTCCCACACCTTTTTCCTGAATGTCTTTTATTGTCTTGGTGGCTTGATCAATTCCTTGTCCTGATATTAATTCAGCAATTCCTGCCAGACCGGATATTGGAAATCTCGCAATATCAATTCCTTTTTGCATAATATCACCAAGCGTCTCAAGCCCTTTTTGACCTGCCTTTGTCTCAGGTGCGCCGAACTCGCTAGCTGCACTTTGTATGCTTTCCGATGTTTTAACGCCCTCATCTACGCCTGAAAAAGCAGATGTAGCTAACCCGCCAAGACCGCCTGCAACAGTGCCAACTAACCCACTAGCAACAGCTAAGGCTGGCTCGGCAACAGCATGAAGAATAGACCCTTCCGGCTTCTCTGTGGATGGCTCAGGCTGGGCTGTAGTTGCGGAAAGGCTTGAGCTTGTAATTTCAGGGGCCGCCTGTTGTGAGAATATCTGTTCTAATTCTTCCTCTGTAGGAGGTGAATCACCAGTTAATTTTAACGTTGCCCCGCTATTTGGGTCGGTTACATTATAGGTTGGCATTACTGCACGACCTCAACTGTAAATCTACCAATATTCGGCTGTGCGCCCTTTTCCTCGCGCTTCTTTTTTCCCATCTCAGCCCATTTAGCGGCATTATTACCCGGCTTGCTCAAATATATTGCCTGATCTTCAAGGTAATCAGCCAATTTTTCTTGTGCGTTTATTTTATCTGTCGCCCACTTAACTAGCTCGGGGCCTTGTAGTCCTGTAGGTAATGCCGTGTCCATGGCTAAATTAAGCTCACCTTCAGATAGCGCGCCAAATGTAACTGAACCAACAACATCTAAACCAAGCTCGTTCTTTATTTGAATCAATCGCTTAGTCGATGCCCTAAAGCTAGGGAGCATATTCGATAGAGGGCCGGTTTCTGCGCCATCTTTTATCTCAGATATAACCTTTCTTAATTTCAAATTGTTTGATCGTAGCTTTTCGGTTCGATCTAAGGCTGTAGACGCAAGCTTGGCCGCGTCCTTGCCTAAATTTCGCCCTTGTGCCCTCTGTTGCTGTAAATCAACCCCTCTATCCTCGCCTCTTTTTATAAGCGCCAATTCTTCCTCAGACGGCTGAATAACACTGGTTTGCCCGCCTTTCGTAACAATTTGTGTTACGCCGCCCGGTAATATTTTTGATGATTGAACCTCGTCCGACTTGGCATCTCCGGTAATTTTCATAACCTCTTTCGCAAAGCCTGCCAAATAAGCGACATTGTTAGGATCGAATTCGCCTATATTTAGATCAACTCCAATATCCTTAAGCATGACCTTTCCTTGATCCCACTGCTCAGGAGTTTTGGCCCATGATACAGCTTTCTTGTTGTCACTCATTACTGAAATGCCTTCAAGAATCTTCTGCGTTTGGGCTGCTGTTGCGGGGTCTATTACACCGATTCTACCGATAGCAGATTGGTCGCCAGAGAATGCCTGCTGCCTTAGCCCTCTAAGCGCTTTCTTATCTATACGGCGCTCTTCCTCGCCCTGCATGGCAAGACGATTGGCCTTGGCTCTTTGGCCTGCTAAGATTGGCTGCGATATATCAAAAGACTGTAGTGGTACGGATGCCATAATAATTCCTTATGAATAAGGTGATTGATAACCCATATTATTAGGGTCAGCAGCGAATACATTTTGTACTGGTTGACTACCCGTCCCAGAAACGGTATTTCCTCCGCCACCTGCTCCAGAGTATTTCAAGAATAAATAGTTTTTAACCATGTCTGTTCCTAAGTTTCTTAGGTTGTTATATCTATTTGCTTCTGCTTGACCGTATTGTGTATTTGCGTTCTGCGCAGATACGGAGTAATTCGCTAAGGCATTGACATTGCCTCCAGCTAAGCCCACAAGCTGATTTCCTTGCTCTCTGGTTATACCTTCTCGCCTGCCGATATTTCTATCAATTGTGCTCGATTTTATTCCAGCTTGATTGAGTATATTTTGAGAGGTTCTAGCGCCTGAGTCAGTTATAAAGTCGCTTAGTATGTTTGACTTGTTTTCTTCCTCTATCGCTCTAACAGTACCTTTGTCGGTTGCTGCGCTGGCTAAATCTCTGTTAATTCCGGTTATTCTGTCAGCCGCAGTAAAGCCCCTATCAGAGATATTAGAGTAATAATCAGTAGCGCCCTTTTGCCAATCAACAAACCGATTTCTCGCTTTTCCGTATTCATCAGAAGCCACATTTTGTGAGTATTCAACAATATCCTTAATCGTATTTCCGGTTACACCTAAAGAACTAGCTCGATTAATGATTGACTCTTGGCCTTGCTCTAAACGAAATTGATACCCGGGATCGACTTCAAAATCATCTAGCGTGAATTGTCTGGTTAATTCGTCGGCTCTATCAATAAGCTCTTGGCTTGCCAGCTGCCCTGCTTCCATCCACGGCGTGTAGTTTTGCTTTGACTCTTCAAATATGGAAACAGCATTATCTATGCCTTGCAATAATTCAGAAGATGAAGCGGCGTTACCGGCTAAATCTTGATCCTTGGCGTCTCGCAGCGTATCCATTGAGACTCTAAACGCCTCGTTATCAGAGTTGAGTAATAGATTCTCAATATCTAAGCCCTTGGACTCGGCATACTCTATTAGGTCTTTATTCGCCTGAAGTATTTCGGCTTTAACTTCTCCATATATTTCCTTTTGCTGGGCTAGAGTTTGGTCCGCTATTTCTTTGTTTGCTTTAGCCGCGTCTTTTTCGGCATCTGTCGCCGCCTTACCTGTAGCTATATCGGTAACTCGATCAACAGCCCTAGTGACTCCGCCTGCTGGCCCTTCATCTGCTGGTGTTCCAGCCTGAAGGCTTGCGGCTTGCTGCTGCGCTTCCTCTAATGTTATATTTCCGGCTTCGTATTCAGCTCCGATAGCTCTAAGCTTTTCAGGTAACTGTGACTGATACTCGAATCTTTCGCTAGCCATAAATTAAAACCTCTATTGTTCAGCCATAAATGAATAATTTAATGCAAATGATGTGTTACTACCTACCTGAATAACCACATCACCATCGCTCTGAATGTCAAACTGACCAACTGCACCATTGGATATATTCACGAATTCCAAATCCTCTGCTGGCCTATATCCCTCTGGTAAAGTATAGATCACTGTTCCACCTGTTGCGGTGCCAGTATCTACCGTTCCTTTACCGTAAACTATGCCGCCTTTCAGCCTGTAACCCGCAACGGCTAACGATCCACCTGCATCAACCCAGCTATTTAATAGTGTAGGCGCTACCCAGTCAGTATCGCCTCTAGCATGTCGCCATAAGCGATTAAACCACTCAAATCGAGAATCGTCCAATAAAGGCTTATTTGGTTCTTGTGGTAGCTGCCATTTCATTTTTAATGCGCCAATTCCTCAGCATCTATCCAAGCGTTTATCAGTGAGGTATCGTGATTGCTTGTAGATGTTATTTTGTAAATTCTATCTCTTGAGGAGCCTAATGCGCGCCTATCTATAATCCCAGTACTTATTGATATTGTCTCGGGAGTGGTATAGGTCGCGCCATCATCATCAGACCAGCTCAAGCCTATATCAGCAGAAGATGGAACGAACTCCAGCACCAATCGACGATGTATAAGGTTTTTGTTTTCATCGCCGTAAATGTGATCTGATACAGCTGTTCGCGTCATATCTGCCGATGCTACAGTTGTACTTCTATTAAGAAGATGATGCAAGTCAAAGTCATAACCATGCAAAGCCGTTAGATTTTTAACCCCATTATCGGTCAATGTGAATGAACTATACGGTATGACAACATAAAAGCTAACTATCTGACTCGCATTTATTCTCACTTGAAAATATGCAGACCCCTTTATGTATTGCTCCCATTCAAGGTTGTCTGATTTTACTTTAGACCAGAAGCCAGACTCCAAGTCATAACACCAAGTCCCTAGCGCTGTATTGCAAAAATTAATTATATATAAATTATAGTCGGCCATTTTTATTGATCTTGAAACCGCAAACCTAGTGTCGTCTGCGTAATCACCACTGGAAAGAGGCTCTTTTAAGGATGGCGGTGTTATTTCTACTGGAGTATAGCCGTCTATCCTGTAAATCCCCGTGCCCCCTCTTGTCGTCGATCCAAGGAAAATAGAAACGCCTTTTATTCTTTGTACCGTGTCTCTTGAAAAAACGCCTATATCAATGTAAGCCGATGGATTTCTTAAAAATGCAAATCCTTCGCCTCCAGCATTATACCAAGCCTCAATATGGTCATCACAGTAAAGCCATGCCTCTCGCTTATCTGACTCAATAGCTATCAGATTTCCCGAAGACGAAGTTATTAACCCGAAGTTTGTTGACGTGAATGTCGACGCTCCGAAGTCGCTTGATACAAATTTACGCTGCTCGTCGTTAGCTCCAGTGTCTTTAATATTTCCAATAAAAAAACCATCTTGATAGTCTATGGTCTGCAAAGCCCAGCCTGTCGGCATTGTGTATAAGGCAACAGCATCCAATGCCGGGTCGTTGTCCATGGTAATGACCCACAACCTATTAGCGCCTCGATCAGCAATTATTGTTTTCCCGCCGTGAGCCGACTTATCATGGGTAAAGTTAGAAAAATTACCACTTGCAGAAGTAAGCGTACCGACCGTTATCTTTGCCACTGCTCCAGTGCCGGAATTGTAATAAAGCTCATCTATCGAATATGTGCCAGCAGAATCATCATAAAAAAGAATAAACAACCTATCGGCAAACGATTCTGAATATGATGATATTCCATAAACGTCTTTGTATTCGTCGTTTGCGTCGGCAGTGTCCACCTCAATTGAAGATGTTCCTGGGAAGTGATCAAAAGCAATTCCGCCACCAGCTTTATCGCTTGCAATTCTTGGCAGTAAATTCACTAATTCTCCGGCTGAGATGGAATCTTTTTTATCCTTACCTGATGATGTGAATAGATTAATCTTTGGCATTATTATCGTATCGTGCTGGCTACCGCATCCTCTACTTTTTCAGCAGGGGTTTTGCGGTATCGTTGAACGAGTGTGGCAATATTTTGCTTTGAGTCGTTTGCTAATAAAATGTGTGATTGGTTCACTGTAACGCCGTACTTGCCCGCTATCTCTATGACTAAATTAGCCGACAAGGCGCGAACCCACGGTGTAGGCAATGATATTGTAGCTGTTATTGCGGCTAGTTCTGACAGCTCTTTAAGGGAAAGCATGTGGATTGTCTCTGTCGCGTCTGTGGTGCGGTCAAAGTACAGTGTTCCTCTGGTTATGTCGCCGGAGTCTACAGGCTCGTAGTAAGCCCTTAGTGGTCGCCCTGTCATAACGTCTTTCGCCTCAAGTCTCCCATAGTCTCTGGAATCTATCAGCTCAACCGAGTGACTTACGGACTCAGCATCTACCCACCACAATGATTCTATTTCAATGGGTCTAACTGTAGCCCAATCAGCACCGGCACCAATAGTCCGACTTGTTAGTGACCCAGCAACGGAAAGTGATTCTTTTACTTGGTATGGGAGAAATAATTCCTCATAGCCCCATGACCCAATCAGGTTATTTAACTTAATTAGGCCGTAAGCAAGCTCAGTGGTTGATGCGGTTCCACCCGTGGATAAAACACCGATGTCTTCCATTGCGGTTTGTAATACTGATTGTCCGGTTGCCATTAGAAGTCCTCAAAAGGTGTAACTGAAGGTTGATAATCAATTTGATTTAAAAGTCTTAGGTCTTTCTCTGCGCGTTGTCGCCTTGCAGCAACTTCAATTCTTCTTTGTGCGTCCATATTAACTATGTGCTTGTATTTGTGGGCGCATTCATCGACCAATATATCAACAACGGAATTTACGGCCTCTTCTGGTATGTCATCGGTTGGCCCCCAATAAACTACGTTCTTTTCTGAATAGAGCGCGTGCCATTGTGTATAGCGAGTATCTACAGGCCCAGAGTCATCGGCACCAACCGTTTGACCGGGTTTGATAACGCCTAATTCCTCTAGTACTTGGTTTCTAAGACCCGTCGTCGTTGCCATTTAAAAGCCCTAGTAGAACATCTTTATTTGAGTTTTTATTAAATTGAACTCCTCTTTCTGAGAGTTGCCCCATAATATCAGCCCTTGTGATTTCAGTCTCTTTAGGCTCTGCAACTTCCTCGAATTCTGGGTTATTCTTTAACTTATCCACAGCCATTATGGTTAGCTTTAGCTTCTTCAAATACCCTGCCACCAAATCATCGGGAACGTCAACAGGCTTAGTGCCTTCAAATACGATTCCGTAAATCTCAATACTATCATTTCCGCCGATGTATCTTATTTTCATTATTACCTCAGTGCAGTGGCTATCATTGCGAGCCGTTTAGTTTTTCCATTATGCCTATGAACCCCATGCTTTAAATCGTTAGGCATAAACACAGTCAATCCAGCTTCTGGATGAACCTTTTCTATTACTTTGTCACCATCAAATATATCCAGCGTTGTATCGCCTTCGCCTATATCTAAATAATGAACAAGCGTCAAACCTGTTAACGGGTAATGCACGTGTGGGTATCCGTCGCTATACCCTTCGCCACTTTCAGGCAACATGCAATTAATCCAGACTTTAACCTGTTTTACCGGAAAACCCCGCCTAACGAATGCCTGCCTAGAAGCCTCTTTGAAGTCACTTAAAGAATCGTCCTTTACCTGCTCGACTCTACCGCGACCTTCCCAATGCTCCAAGACGTATTGCCGCCAAGCGGGGTTATATTTCCAAGTCTCTTTATCGACCATTAGGCCGCATTAAAGAGGTACAACACAACAACAGTCAATTCCATCGCAGCACCAGTTGCAGCAGCTGTATTAGTTTCTGCTTGGATGATGGTTTCAGCTGTGAAGGTCTTCGGGCCAACAGTTTGTAAAACACCAGCAAAAGGAAAGTGATTTCCTGTTGGAGATGTCTTAGAAGCGTCGCCAGTCCAAGTGCCTAGATTACCGAATCCATCAGGGTCAGCAGCATCTACACCGTTTGCAGCCCATCCCAAGTCGATGTCTAAAGCCTCAATGCCTGTATCGCCATCACCAGACATTAAGTAACCGCCTATAACGGTCGCTCCTGCTGGCACTCGACACATTTGCCAAATATCACCGTCTTCACTAGAAGCGTCAACCGTAATTGTTCCCCATGATGCTTTTACATCAAACGCTGGGCCAGCTCCACCAAGTGGAAAGCCCTTCGCCGATCTTGTTCCTGCTAAAGTTGCAGCAGCCATAATTATTCCCCTTTATGCGTCGACAACAGCAGCAGTATAAACTGTAACCATGCCGTGTTGGATATGTTGACTAGCTGTTCCGGTTGCATTTGCATCAAAGAACGACTTAGCGATATGGTGCTTACACTCAACCGCTACACCTGGTTGAAAGTTATAGTCATAGTCTGTATCAGTGATGATACGAGGACGCTGACCAAGACCCATGCTTAACGCTTGAGCGCCACATAAGAAGTTAGGCGCAACACGTACACTAGAAGCCCCACCAGTTAATAGATTAAGAGTTGAGCCGCTACCATCAATGGTAGTAACAAAATCATCAATCTCTGGAACTTCACGAATGATCACACCATCATAAACCAAGTCGCCAAGTCGCCGTCTTTCCAGATAGGATTAGATCGGTCACGAGGCATAGCGTTCTGATGCTCAGTTCCAAGGTCTTCCTTAAGATCGCGGAAAGCATAAGGGTCAGCAAACATCACATACCATTCTTCATCTTCAGAAGTCTTGATTGGGCGAATATGAGGGCTTGCAGTTTTAGCCATACGCTTTGCTAATGATACGATTGCACCGCTCAATTTATCAGCAGTTGTATCACAAGCGCCTAAGCCGCCACTATGATCAGTACTTGTACCGTTTGATTTTAAAGCACCAAACAATATA